TTATCCGCTTCGACCTTGCCTTTGGCAATTGCCTTGTACATGTCAGCTTCTGACGCATACTTAGTCTTGTCAAATTTCCCGCCGGGCTTAGTAAGCTCTTCGAGAGGGTCGAGATTCGGGTCGATCTGCGGGTCCTGCTGATCAGTAGTATTAAGGATGTCCATTAAACTTTACGGTCCAAGTTAATAAGTTCTGAGATTGCGAGAAGTGCTGCGGCGTAACCGTTCTTCCATGCTGTCTCCAGTTCCCAGTTGGGAGATTGGAAACTTTTAAGTGATAGGAGCGAACGATTTAGCTCGACTTCCTTCTCGGTGAGAAGCTCTTTCAGGCGGTTGAGAACATCAACTGAACCTAATAGAGAATTATTAAACCTTTCGACTTCCTCATCGGTCTTGAGGTTTTTAGTCCATGCTGTCTTCAATTACTGGGGTCCCTGTGGTTGGAAGACTTGAGATTGCGGGAGGGCTTCAAGGTCGAAGTCTTCACCCATACCGGAGGCAGTCTGCGTAGCCTGCAGGGTCTGTTCTTGCAGAGCCTGAGCCATACGCTGAGCTTCAGCCTGTTCGGCGAGAGCGATGTTCGGGAGAACAATTTCCTCCTGCTCAATGTTGAAGGCTTTCTCAAACAACTTACTTAGCTTCACTCCAGAGAAGTGCTGCTGTACGCTTGGCCAAAGATTGGACTGAGAAAGAGACGTCAAATTCTGAATAAGCTCGGCTTGTTCAGCGAAGTGACGGGCGGCGACCGGACGGATACGACCGATGCCAGTGATGTCTTGGACGGTGAGACTCTTGAACGTTGCCGCCTTGAGATCGTCGTCAAAGACCTTAATGGTAAGCACGCCAGTGAGGTTACGACGTGCGAGTTCGAGCATCGCATTGAGAACACGCTCAACGATCTGCTCTTCGAATTGCTTGATCTTATTCTGGAAGATACGAGCCGCTGCGTTTTCTAGACGCTGGACTTCGTACTTCGTCTTTTCACCGGGCGTCCTGAAGCCCATAGCTTCCTTAGGAGCACCAGCCGACTCTTCCATAGTTCCGAGATAGAAACCGAGAGCCGTGTCGGATTGAAGGATTTGAACCTGCGGCTGAAGCAGCTGGACGTCACCTTCTTCCGAAGAGTTGATGATGCCACCGGGCTGCCAGTCGAAATCTTCGACAAAGCCCTTGATGTGAATCATCGGGAAGGTAGCCAAATCCCAGATATCTGCCTTCATGTTCTCGATGTGATCGACGCGGTATTGCATACCAACGAGGTTATCGAGAGGTCCCATTCCCCACAGGTTATCTTGACGTTGCCGCCAAGGAGCGTGGAAGAAAGGAGCGTAACCGAAGAAAGAAGGATTAGGCTTCTTGTTAATTAGTTTGTGTCTGTCTACGACAGTGAATACATAGTTTTCATAAAGCTGATCAGTCTCGCGATCATAGAGATCACCGTAGAAAGTAAGCACTTCAATTGTATCACCCTGAAGATAATCTGAAAAAGAAGTGAATCCGTCGACGCTGTAGAGATTGTCGCGTTCATGCATTTCGCCACGATACTTATGAGCGTGGCCACGTATTTCTTTCAAGTAGTTCCACAGACCTTCGTACTCTTCGCGGTTCTCGTCGTTGCTCATCTTATTGAGCATCTTCTTGAGTTCACCGAGAGAGATGAAAGACCGAACGATCTTAGGAGACTTCTCAAAGGTTTCTGCAACGGGATTAAAAACTATATCCAGCGGAGAAATACGACGAACCATAGGTCCGACATATCCACTCTGGATGCCGTCGCCTTGATCGGTACGCTGATCAACCCATTCAGTAGTTACGATGACGTTGCCGTAGTCGATATAGTCCATGACGATTTTATTCATCTCAGACTTAAACGCAGGCTGTTCCATCACCCACTGCATGTAGTTCTTGATAGCGTCCCGCTTAGCCTTCGAATCCGAAGACTTTTCGTTTGCTTCCCACTCGATTGGAACTCGATTGGGAAACATCGTAGCCATGTAGTTCGAAAGGAGGTTATCCCTGATCTGACACAGCTTCGGAATAGTAGTTCTGTTCTTCCAAGGATTACTAGCGTTAGTAGTCGAAGAAGTATCTGTAGCGTAGACGTAACGACGGATTTCTTCCCAATCGTTTAGCTTGTTCTGACGCTTAGTATTATACTCCGTCCATAGCTTAGCGATTTCGCACGCTTCGCGATCCGGTTCGATAACACTAGGTATTTGAAAAACTGATCCAGTCATTAATTAAGCTATTCCGCCCCATCGGCTGTTGAATTCCAGACGAGGACGGGTGTCCTGCATCCTTCTATAGGTGTTAAGTGGAGCCTTTCCTTGCGCGAAATCGATAGCAGACGCCAGTGCATCCTTGATGTCGTCGTGCGCCGGATTGGCGAAAATGAGTTCTTCTTCCAAGTCTTGGATGTGCCCGCCAGTGTAATGATAAATCTGACGGTTGGCGTACTTAGGTTCTAGCGTCGCCAGAATCCGCTCTTCCTTAGCTCCGAGCCAACGGGAAGGGCGATACTCGTCAATACTAAGGCCGAGACCACGAGGACGAATATAATTGTCGCGGAGGTCATTTACGATTACCTGCTGTGCTACTGAGACTTCAGCCCGGATAGTCCGGAAGCCCCATTTCTCGTACATCTTAAAGATGCGCTCGAAATATACCGAGGGCTTAGCTGTTTTGAATCTGTCGATATCAAGAACGTAGAAATTTAAATCTGCGTCTACTCCAACTACAACGACGCATGAATAGTCGCTCTTGATACCAGTAGAATATGCGAAGTCTACAGAGGCAACAACATTGAGGCGATTTCCTTTAAACGTCCAGACCCCATCTCGACGAACGAGCCAAGTCGGGTCATAGTACTGAAAAAGTGAACGTTGAATAGGAGAACTGTCAACATCACGAGGATCGTTATAGTATTGAGCGCGAAAATGGACCTTGTTAAGATACTGAGCTCTCTTTTGAGCAAGGATATCTGAATCAAATCCAAACCACTTACCGTCCTCACGCTGTTGGCGAGGCCAAAGGAATTGACCAGTTCCGTCGCCTGCAGTCTCAACTTTGTGCTCTTCGACCTCAAAGAGCGGAGTTCTTCCGCTAACTGCGCCGAGTTCGTCGAGGGTTTCAACTTGCATCTCCAGCAATGTGTTATAGAGGTCCTTGGGGTGATACCGAGTTCCTACAACCCACTCGCGGGCATTTGCCGTTTCAATCGACGAAAGAAGACCATACTGATCCTTTACTTTTTCTCGTCCGTCTTCTGTGTAAGCATTGCTTTGAACAACCACGTCATCAAGTACGGCAATATCACAATGTAAGCCGACAATGTTAGAAGTAAGTCCAGCAGTGAAGATCGACGGGTCACGGATGTTCTCCGCCTTCCGTTGAGGATGGTCTAGAGAGATTTCCCGTTCCGTCCATTTCTCACGCTTAGCTTCTTCTTTGTTGACCATATCCGGCCAGTACAACCGATACGTGTCGTTGGTCAAAATATCTTTGATGAACTTCAGCTGCTTGGTCGCGAGGTTTGAAGTACTCGAAATGTAGAGAACCCTCAGAGTGGGGTCCTTAGTAAGCTCCCATGCGACACGGTAGGCGACTAGCGCCGACTTCATGTGATCGCGGGGTAGCAGTAGCAGTTGGTGGGATTTGGCAGCGCTGGAGGTCCACCACGAGATAACTCGTCTGTGGATATTACCAAGCACCCGGTTAGGGTGCACCAACTTGATAAATTCTTCTAATGAACTTTCTGCGAGCTTCCGGCGGTCTGCGCGGGGGTCTTCTCGCAACTCTTTCTTAACTTTCAACTTTCACAAAGCCTTTCCCATGAGCGAGCTCATCGACCTTCTTTTCGATCATGTTCAGACGATTGTCTTGAACAGCGACTTGAGTGAGAACTTTACCCAACTGGGAAAACGCCTCGGTCAGCGCTTTATGACTTTCTTGAAGATAGTGGATGTCATGCTTGACAATGGCAATATCGCCCTTCATACTGTACAGTAGGGCCATTACTGAACCTACGACAGATAGAATGGTAAGAATGTTGCCAAGGGAAATACTGAAATCAAGCATTACTTCTTAGCCTTAGGCTTCTCCTCAGTTTTGTCTTCGATGACAACGAGGTTACCCAGAAGGTCGAAGTGATCCTTCATTACACGTTCATGCTCATCCTTAGAGACTTGAAGTTCCGAAAGGAGAACAAACTCTTTCTGTCCGTCGTTGTATTGGACAGTATACGTCGGAGCGATGCCAGTATCGGCATGACGCTCTAGAATACGAACAGGCCGTCCACGAAGAATAGCCATTAGATACGATACCCTTGAGCGTTGCAGGTGACGTTAGTGTTACCAGCGCCTAGTGCAGGAACAGTAACCACGATGGAAGTGTTCGTAGCAGAAGCCGGGAGAGCGGGATAAAAAGAAACAGTCAGCGGTTGAAGCGTAGTTGTAGCACCAGCGGGAGCAACAAGCGTGTAAGTAGCCGTGCCGCCGAGAAGGCCAGCAACAGTTACGGACACGACACTAGCAGCAGTGGCACCTGCACCAGTTACTTGAAAGCCGGAGATGTACGTAGTCTTGCCGGATGCGCCTGAAAGAGTCGCAACAGCAGAAGCGTTGGCTACGTTACCCGAAGAAGCAGAAAGAGCGGTAGAACCGGCAGGAGCGCCTTCGGTGACAAGATTCCCTGCGCCGTCTACGATAGTGACGTATTGGCTCCCATCAGGGGCCTGAACGCCGAGATTTTGTTTAGCAACCATTATTTCTTCCTAAAGAAAAGAATTGAGTTGACAATATTATAAACTGTATTATGATACCCTGTCAACAAAAAGGTGAAATATGCGCGTCTTAGTGTGTGGAAGCCGACATTTTAACGATAGAAAGCTATTAGATGAAACCTTGGCCAGAATGGAAATCACGACCCTTATCG